CCGTACATGTTGATCTGACCTTCTGCCTGTGACGGCTGTCGGAGCGTAGGGTTCTGTTGCGACACCCCATTGTATAGCGCCGGGATGTGCCGTGAGACGAGAATGTCAGCCATGTCAGTTCCTTATTACGGGTTAGCGATTGCGATAAGAGCAGCGAAGGCAGCCTGATATGTAGCCAATGCGTTGACGGTGTCGATGTCGTCCTGATCAACAATACTCTCACTGTCGTCGTGAGCGATGATTGCAAGGTTGACAGCGTCAATGAATGCAGTCTTGTTCTTCGGTTGATGTCCAGCACGACCGATCATTTCGACGGCTTCAAAGGACATCTTTACGAGGGCGCTATATGGCTCTCGTTCTAATTGTGTGAGTTGTACGGGCATGTTAAATTACCTTCGGGTTGGGTTACGGTCACGGTTGACAGCAACCGAGTACTTGTTAATGTTGAAACGCTTCTGACGTTTCTCGACGCGCCTGAACGTGGAGTAAGCCTCGCTCTCGTCATCGCGGGTGAACTGGTGCAAGATCGCAGATGCCATGATACCCGATTGAAACTTGCGGGCTGCCTTCAGGGCAACGTACTCTCGGGCGTGCGGTGGGATCTGCTCGAACTCATAGGCCCACACGATGTTGACCTGCACGGTCTCATGGTCGTCGAACGAACGCTTTACGCGATCATACAAGTACATACCAGCGGGTGAGTTGGAGTCGTAGCGGGGAATCAAGTCCTCGCCATACGTCGGGTCGATCTGAAGTGAACTTGCAGGGACAGCGATACGATCTGAGCCGTCTGCTGTCATAGGGTAATTATAGTCGGAGTTGAAGCTCCAACCTTGCATCAGCACCCCACGCAACGCACTATCCAGAGCAACTACTGCCTTGTTGACATCCTTAGGAAGCGTGCCGGTGAGTGTGTTGACGGGAGACTGACCAATCGAAGCGAGCATCAAATTGACGGCATCGAGCTTCGTCTGTGCAACTGTTGGGGTTGTCATATCAGTTTCCTTGAAAAAATGGAGCGGTCATTTCGGACCACTCCGGGGATAGTTTAGTCGTTCGGTCCATTGAATGAATCCAATGCGTCCCAAACTGCGTCTGAGTTCTGAGTGAGAGCGTCATAACCAGTCGTACTTCCTTTCTCGAAGTACTTGACCAGTCCGCGCCAAGCTATGATAGCTTCGCGGTTACCAATCGTGGTGTTGTCTTGCTCAAGCAAAAGCTCGACTGCGGCGATAGCTGTTTCCAGTACCGTGTCAGCAGGATATGCCATGATATTTCCTTGATTGAAAGGTGAAGGTTAGACCCTCCGTTTGGAGGGCCGAACCGAAGGCTGTAGCCTACGTCTTACGACGTGATGATCTCGACAGCTGCCTTGTTGATCAACGGACCGTGACCTACAGCGATCTTACCAAGCATGAGCGTACCCTGCCTGCGACCGTCATAGATTTCCTCGGTAGCGAGACCGATCAACTGAACCGTAGCGGCTGCGCGTGATACGAATACCAGTGCAGTCGTGTTGGCCATGTTGAGACGGTAAGCAGCCGGGATAGACGTATCCGCAGATGCGTCAGCGAAAGGCATAGCGTTAGAACGGGATACGTTCACGCCACCGATCATGCTGAAAGAACCCTTGGAGTAGGAGCCATCACCGTCAACATCTCGGTTCAGAACCAGAGTTGCTTCTTGTGCCAGCAAGTACCACTGTGCAGGTTTCAACGTACACTGAACCGGAATCGACTCAACAGGAACGTCAGCTTCTTCCATCGTCTGCTTAGCAGTCCAGATGGAGCCAGCCAGAGACGTTGCAGATGCGTCAGAATCAGCGTCAGTGATCTGCGAGCCACCAGTATCAGCGGCGAACAGGGCATCACCACGAGCGGCGCGAGCGATGTTACGACCGACGTTCTTGTCATAGACAAGTGCCAGTGCGAGACCAAGCTCGGTGCTGTACGGAGACCGTACGTCGTAGTGGTTCATGGCTTCATCAATGTTTGCGATGAAGGTGTCAGCGATCAACTGGTCGTCAACCGAAATTTCTACTTCGTTGTGCTGAATGGCAGTACCAGTCAGTTCCACACCCGGAGTGTGGTAAGAAGCAGAGGCTTTATAGATGGCCGGGAAAGAAGCAGACTTGCCAGAAGCAATAGTCTTGTGCTCGGTGAGCGGCTTCAAGATAACATTCGTTTCAAATGCGGTCAGAACTTCGCCAGCGAAGACCTTCTCGAACATTGCACGAGTATCACCTGCGCCTTGGACTTGACCAAGACGACTCGGAGTTGCGTTTGCCATTGGAATAATCCTTTGGAAGTGAGTGTTAAGGGGGAGGGTTTGCCTTATTTGCTACTCAGCTCAGATTGTCCAGCGGCACCGGGTCATCGCATTCAGCTTGTGGGGCTTAAGTTTTTCGTTATACCGCGCATCCGTCGAGTTGCGGTATACATAGAAATTGGTCGGGCACTCGGGCTTTATACCGAGAGTAACTGCGTCATCGCAGCCGTGTTGATTTACACTACAACCCGTAGGTGTCAGCCCCCGTGAGGGGGCCAACGTGTCTGTGGAGGAGAGGACACAGACGGAGGGACAGTTACAGGTCTGATCGGGCGAGCTTCTGAGCGACTTCGTCGCGGAATGCCTGACTTGTGCGGTATTTCGCACTATTCATGTCCTTCATCATCTCTCGTGAAGAACCATATGAATCACCTGACGTACCACCGTTGCCATTACCTTGAAGAAGGTGAGGTTCGTGGTCAGCCTCAGCTGCATACTTCGCAGCGAGTGCCTTTGAACCTTGGGCAACGATAGCCGGGTTGGTACTGGTGAGTTGCACATCAAATGCCTTGATCTCGTCTGGCGACAAAGTCTCGGCAGCCCAATTTGCAGCCGCTTCGTACCCTTCCTGTCCATTGAAAGGTTCGTACGCGGATGCCTGAAGGTTTGAGACGATTGCGGCTTGACCGGCAATGTAGTCGTTGACCATGTCTTTCGACAGGCCGACACCTTCGAGTGCAGCGTACGTGTTAGCACTGAGTTCACCCTTCTCGGTCCACTCAGCGGAAGCGTCAGCTACAGCTTTGGTTTGATTGGGTGCGACGTAGCCTTCTTCGCCTTCTTTCGGCTCTGGCTTGACGTACCCTTCTTCGCCTTCCTTCGGTTCAACTTGCTGTTGACCTCGGATGGCAGCTTCACCATCTGCCTGCGATTTCAGCAAGGCAGCTGTGTTGATCTCGCCCTTTTCGGCATCCCAGAATTTCTCTGGAACGTCGGCAGGACGTTGAGCTATATCCCCTTCCCCTTTCGGTGCTTGTGCGTCACCTTCCGGTTTTGGCTCAGATAAGCCCAACATTTTCTCGACGTGCCCTTTCGGGGAACCGTCGTCTATGACACTTGGAATCACTACTTGTTCTTCGGACATGACTTACTCCTTAACTTTTGCCTTTGCCTTTGGGGGCAGCGGGCTTACGTTTCGGGGTATGTCGCCTCGTCGTACCACCAGATGTCTTGATGTTCGCGATCCCTTGCAGGTAGTCCTGATAGTCAGGATTGTCTTCACCAACAGTCTTATCAATGGACATGCCATCGTCATACGTGGTGGTTTTCAGCATCAATTTCGCGGGCGGCTTCTCGCGTCCCGTGTTGAGGTCTTTGCCTCGGGATACGAATTGGCCTTCAAGGTGCTCGTAGTCGACGCTCACGATCACACGCGGCTTGGCTTTCAAACCCTGTGCGAACGCGGCAGTCTCACTATCGAGAGTTGCGGATGGTCTTGCTGAATCAGAACTGTCGATTCGATATTCTTTCTTTACGCCGTCAGGCATCTTGCTCTCCTCTTGGTTATAAAAATTATTCTGTTACTTGATCCATGACTCCCTTGGAGACATTGCCCGCTACTGGGGCGATAGCCTTCTCGGTCATCATGCTCTGCTGTGCTGCATCAGCTTCAGCCTGCTTGGCCTCGTCTGTCTTGCGCATTGTAGTAACGTCTACGTTGTGATGTGTCGCCAGTTTGTCAGCAACAGCACCGGGGTCGAACTCTTGCATGAACGCGTCACCGAGAATGCCAACACCATCAGCAAAGTACTGACGTAGCTTATTCAGTTCGTGTCCACGTCCGAGTGCCTCGAATCCGGTCACAATCACAGGTTTAACGGTACCACTTGGCAGAGTGGGGAACCGTCCTTTAGCTTTAAGTCGCTCAATGAGACGACGAACTACCTTATGTTGTAGTTCCGCAGCAAGGACGGTGTATACGCCACCGAGCACGTCTTCCAGTTCTTGAGCTTGCATCCGAATTTCTTCGGCAGTTACTCGCTCCGCATTACGCACGGTACCCGTGGTAAGCAGGAAGGCATGACTCAATCTCAATGAGAGATCGTCGATCTGTGATTTAACGACTTGGAAGTCGTGGAATTTGTTTAGCTGTAGGACACCGATGTCATCAATGTTTCCCTCAACGAACTCACCAGACTCAGCCTCTTGCAGTGCTTCGAGGTCAGTCGTGCTGTTCGGCTTATCGAGAAAGATAACCTTCGCTGCTGCTGCCGAGAATGACACCAAGTCTTTCGACAGGTCTTCAAGGGATCGTAGGTCACCGAGATATTCTTCGACATGTCCACGTCCATAGTTTTCATTCTCCAATGCAGCCCACCGAAGTGGGATGAACGGGCAGTTATCATAGGCTGATTGTCCTTCGGAATTAGGAACGACGTTATCTTCGATCTCCTGATACCATACAGCCTTTTGTCCTTCCTTTTTGATGTGCGTGTAGATGGTGACATCTTCGTCGTCAGCTTTGGTTTCCTTAACCGTGATCTTCACGTCTTCAGGGAGGGTATATTTGGATACCACCTCTCGGGCTACGATCTCGAACCAGTTGCCGGACGCATCGCGCACGACCACGTAGTTCTGGAGCCGAAACACACGAGATGGGTCAGCCTTTGGCATGTGAAGCAGCACGTTGCCGACTGCGATCAGTTGCTTGATGGCAGCATGGAGGATGACAGCATCGGAACCCTGTTCGAGTTCGTCAAGTGCGTCGTTCTCCAGACCCTGCATCATGCCTTCGATCTGATCAGCGGCTTCAGGGCTTTCATCAACGATCATCGCGAGTGTATCGTCGTCGATCTTGAACTGGAAGAAGGGCTGTCCGGGTGGGAATAGGGAAAGTCGCAGCTTCGAGGCGAGGTTGTTCACACCACGGGAGCCGAGAGATTGATAAGGGGTTGATAGCTTCGTATTTTCGTCAGCACCTTCGGGTGGCATGAGTGCTGGAATGGTGATGTTAGCTGCGTCACGCCCACGTGTGAGGACTTGGTCGCGCTTACCATTCAGCTTCGAGAACCGTTCCTTAGCGTTAGCTGTAATGTCAGACATGATGTCTCCTATCTGAGTTGAGTGCGTGCGCCACGTCCGCCTGAGGGTCTACCACCACGACGGCCACCAATCGGGGCAACAGTTGGGCGGAAGTCACCACCAGCTGGTGCGACATTGGCGGGATTTGGGGGAGGTGTCCCGGCTGTGTCAGCAGCCTGAGGTATACGTAACGAGGAACGTCCAGTACGCAGTGATTGTACTGCGGCTGAATCTCCGAGGAAACCATCGAGGTACTTGTTCCTGAGGAACTGTGGTTTCTTCGGGTCTTTGACTTCAGGAGCCTTAGGTGCTTTGCACATGGTGGCTCCTAATAAGTGTGACGTGGGGAGGACTCCAGTCGAGCGACCAGTTCCTTAATGAGATCGACCTTGCCAGCGTACCGTTCGTGATCCCTTTCGGTTTCATCAGGCAAACGGCAACGTGCCGGGTATTGTTCTTCGAGTTGATCGAGCGCGGATTCCGTATCCGTTGGTAATGACCGCATAGCGTGGTTCTCCAGCATTTTACACTTGTGGTATAGGGGTGCGCTTCAGAGATTGGCCCCCCCCATGAATCAAGCACTTACGCGAATCGCAGGCACAAAAAAATGCCCCACCCCCCGCGTTAACGAGAGGTGGGGCTATGGGGTTGCCGCCGATGTGACTCAGCGAACCCCCGTCACATCCAGTATGGTTGCCAGAGGCGAATCTTCTTGTTCTTGAAATTGTAGCTGCTTGCCCACAAGATGTGAGCCATGCGTGCCTGTAGCAATGCGTCCTCCTCGGTGTATCCTTTCGAGGCGTACGCTTCAACGACTACGTCCCAGAATTCAGACACGTCTGCGTCTTCCATCAGGTACTGAACGTACTCATTCTTCTTGCCGATGCCGGGGCAGCCGGGGTAGCCATCAGTCTGGTCACCCGTCAGTGTCTGCCACATGTGGAATCGGTTCGCGTCATCCTCGGATATGGAGATCACACCGAGAGCTGACTGGTTGGGGTTATACAGGAAGCCGGGGATCGTACGCATGTCCTTGTCTTCGGACACCATGATGACTTGATCATCAGCGTACTTCGGACCGAGCAACTTCGAGTCGGTCGCAAGGATACCCATGCAGTCATCAGCCTCAAGTCGCGGGCGGATGAACGACGGGTACTCATTAGCGAGGTACTCTTTCGCCCAGTCCAGCATCTCAGGCTTGACGGTTGCCTTCCTGTTTGCCTTGTAGGTCACGTCGAGTTCCTTACGGAAGTTCGTCTTCGATGTCAGGCATACGACCACACGCTGTGCTTTACACACACCGCAGTACTCCTCGATCAACCCTTCGATCATGCGGATGCACTGTGCGTGGTCGAGGACACGAGC